CCTCTGTCTAAACAATTTCGTTGGTGATTGGTTACACCGGTACTCCCTTGCCCAAGGGGAGCGCACAGGACACACGCGTCCCTGACAACACTTGTTGCCACCATACATGTTGTGCACATGGGGATTTCCTTATCACCCTAGGTTCGGTTAACGATGCCCGACGCATCCGTGGTGTGTCGAAAGCTAGACAGGCCAAATGGTTCCCAGAGGAGTGTTCGACAATGCCTCGGGGGCATACACTAATTCCTCGTCTCCTGCTTCGCTAACTACGGTCGCCACGACCCGACGCTTTAATTCTTTGGGGGGGGGTCGTCAGCCCACTTTCGAACCCTTGCGCACTTCGACAACAACACTATACATATACTGTTTATTATCATCGGCGATTAGTAAGCTTCCTAAGTGTTGACTCTCAAAGCCGGATTAATCTCGGTAATCACCAGCCAACAGCGGTTTGAGGAAACCAACGCTGTCATGCCTAAGGTCAATTCAGTTGCCACATCGGGGTCGGTGATCTGCAAGTAGCATGTTGCTATAGCAGTACCACTACCCGTGGAGTACACCGGCCCAACAGCTAGAGCGTTCGCCACGACGGGTAGAACGGTAGCAGTGCCAGCGGTGACGGTGGCACTAAAGCCTGCACACCCACTGACTGTGGACCAATACACAACGATGGAATAGGCACCAACTGTGCCACGTCCAAACGAAATGACGTTACCATTGGCCGAGCACGAAGCTGGCATAGTACTGAACCTTGAGACCATATCAGTACCCAAACAAGTTGTGTTATTGATATTGGTGACGGAGGTTGCTCCGAACGTTTGAATGTCCGTGTTGTTGATGTTGGTCAAGACTGGCTTCTTCAGCTCAATCTCATAGGTTACCCAGAGGTCCCCTAATACAGTCCCGTTGGCTTGTTGTCCGGAGACAGCAACGGTAGTGCGACCAAGATCGTACATTAGTTGGTTTTCGGTTGCGGGCAAAGTGCCCGTACGAATGTATTGAACGTTAAAAGGATTCTCTTTGGGATTGCACTCAATAGGGTGACAGAACTCCTCACTGGGCTTCGATTCACTTGCCCAATACTCATTTAGCATCTCAATCTTCGAGCTCGGAACAGGCTCAGTTGCCCGGTAGGACGTCTGAATCATAACCGTTCCTAGCGCAGCATTAGTGCTTGAAACGGCGTTTCCGCTCGTGGGGATGTAGTGGTACACCAACCCCTTGATCTTGTACTGTGAATATTGACTAGCGAGGCCCGACAACCAGGGAAAGGTTGTGGACAGCCCAGGGTTCAAATTAAATTCGTTTCGCACCGTGAACGCGGTGGCTCCGCGGATTTCCGTTAGGAATTCACGATGTCTTACGACGATCGATTGACCCTCCTTATGCATAGCAGGGATCATACCAACTGACGCTTTCTGCGTGATGGAGTTGGAGGTGACGGTGTAATCACCACTTCCTAACCACTTCGACAGTGCGCCTCCGATTCCAGAGCCAAAAGAGGCACCAGAGCCGGACATGCCGACCATTGACCCGAGGGCACCTCCTCCGAGGCCCCCAAGGGTACGCAACGCGGCTCCCAGACGAGTATACTCCTGGGGTTTCACTTTAGGGCGGGCAGCCTGTGGCTGCTTACGCTTCTTCTTGCCGATGACGATCTTTGCTTTCGCCATCTTTTATTGTTTTGATTTTATTGTTAATTGAACTGAGAACTTACATGCACTAATTTCAATCATAGGTGCCTGATGAAGGGAGGAGAACCCAACTCCATCTTACCGAACTGAAACTCTTTCTCGGCCATCCCTGCGATGCTCATCTCATCATAATACTTCTCCAGTGCGATTTGGTACTCAGGTAAAATCCCGGTAGCTTTACAGAACGACGCCCTAGACTCAGGGCTAATCGGACGAATCCTTGCCGTGAGTCCTTGTGAGCGTTCCATAACTCCGGTGTTCCTAAACACTACTTCGCGAAATCTCTCTCGAGACTTGGTCCCCGAGCGTCTGAAGCAGTTATAGAAAGATTGCAATACTGGGCAGCCCGGCACCGAGGCCAACCCGCAATCTCCCACCGCTCCAAGCCACTTCCGCCAAACGCGGTCGTTCTGCACGGCCACGAGGCACATCGGGTCCTTCTTGAGGCAGGTACGCACGTTACGAACCATACACCAGCCGTCCGTCAGCAGCACTGGGCTGGCTTGACAGAACTCGATGTGTTCGAACTCGTATACCGGTTCCTCAACGACCATCCTGAATCCGTACTTCTCAAAGAATTGCGGAATAGCATGCAACAACCTCGGTAGGTCCGTGGTTTCGCAAATCAATTGACAGTCGTCGCCATTATTGGCTAATTCTGCCTCTATGCCTATTGAATGGCACAGAACCCAAATCAGGCTACACATTAAAATACAGTTTCCGAGAGAGGTATTGAGATCGCCACTCGATCTCGTACCTGGCATAGTGAACTGTGCTTTACCATCGGTACAATAAGCCGTGCCCTTGTTGAACAACTGCATTTTCAGCAGTTTCGCCAACTTCGGACACTTGAATAGCTCATTATAAAAGGAATGCTCATACTTGAGTGCTTGGACTGTCACGTGCATATCGAACTTGGTCGCATCTGCACCTACAGCCACTGGGTCTTTGAAACGGTCCCACTTCTGTTTCAGAACCCTAGCCGCCTCAAAAGTATTCAAACCTTTGATGACTGTATTGTCTGTGTGAGCGCCCCAAACTTCGTTGATGGCCGAGTAAAAAGGCTTCTCCATTGCCTTCAAATACTGGCCCAACCTCAGGTTGAAACGCTCTGATCTTGGATTAATGATCCGCGGAGCCCCTTCCAGGTTCTGCTTCTCAAACTTTGCAAACGATGATAGTTCTGCATCCTGGGGACACAGAGGTTTGCGCTGAAGACTTCTATAGGCTGCTTCGTACCTGCGACGCTTGACACCAGTGTAACATTCGACTACCTCACGTAGCGTTAACACTGTGGCAGCAGCGCGCAGGGGCTCCACAACCAAGGCCCTGAACCG